TCTATTCATAGCAAAACCTCTATAACCTCTTCTTTTAAAATAATATAATAATCTAGGTTTATTGTTTTCTGCTAATATTGGCATGCCATAAAATACACAAGCCATAAGTACGTCTTCGAAAAATATTTCAGCAGTTTGTGGACGGGATATATATTCTAAAAAGAAATGATTTGGAGGCGCGTCTTCCATGCTAAATTTTGTTAATCCATGTAATGATCCGTTAGAACCTCTTCTGTCAACTGTACCTGATATATCATATGGATCACATCCAAAAGCGCCCATATGTTCATTACCTGGATAATATATACCATTTTTTAAAACAACTCTATTTTGTATATGTATTGGTGGTACCCATGAAACTAAAAACCTACCACTATTGTTTGGTACAAATATAACTTTACTATTTTTATCACCGTTTTCCCATTGAAAACCTCCTTTTGTTACGCTAATAGAATTTTTTAAATCCTCGTTAAAATCTATTTGTTGATAAATCTTAGTTAGATTAAATAAAGATTCTTTTGATTCATCTCTAAAAGCATGTTTGGTTGTACGCGGAAATTGTCTATAAAATTCATTTAATCCGTCTTGGTCATTTTTTAATCCTTCTACTTCGTTATCCCAGTATTCAATAACCCCGATCTTAATTGGTATTCCATGAGGTCCAAACACTTGTTTTGATGGTGTTTCGAAGACAGGATACCCATAAGAATCAATGTATCCTTCGTAATTCCATTCCATAGGTATGAACAAAGAATAGAGTCCTGAACGTGTTTGTCCATTAGCGTTTCTTTTTGTAACATCTGAGTCATCATATAATTTTTTAAAATTTCTACCACCTTTATCTAAAGCGTTTGACGTTGAACCCATCATACACTTACCAATAATTCTAGAACCTAATCTAAGTGTAGTTTTAGTAACACGCCAATTGTTTTGTATATCATTAGGTCTTTCCCATTTACCTGATTCATCGTGTACTAGTAATCTTAATTTTTCACCATCATAAGCATTGTCACCAGTATTTTTCCAATCAATAGTTGTATCAAGACCTGTAAGATCTTCTTGCTTTTCTGTAGATATTATAGATCTTCTTGTAAACTTGGAAGCTGGCACACGATATGCTAACTCTGTTTTAGGTCGATCCATACCATCTTGAATTGGTTTGAAAAAGAAAGGATAATTGACTGATATAGGTACAACTTTATCTGTAAACATTTTTTTAGCATCAGCACCTGACTTTGATAATATACCAAAACGTGCATCAGTAGATATTGTAGCCATGTTAACGGTTTCACCTGACGCCATAAAAGAAAAACCAGAACGTCTATTTTTTAAATAACACATGCCATAACTTCTGTAGTCTGCTTTGCAAGCCTCCCAAAATATAAAAAATAATCTATTTGATTCACGAAAATCTGGTTGGCCAACATCAATTTTTGACCATTGTAAATACATGTAATGTGTACCAGTTATAAATATAGGTTTATCTTTGTTTATATACCAAAAACCTTCTTCACGTCTTTTAAACTCTAAATCAATATAGTCATACCATTTTTCTTTAAAGTCATCTGGATATTCTCTCCAGTCAAATACTGTTTTTATTTTACTTAATACTTTAGGATAATCAAATCTAGTCCATTTGTTTTCTTCAAACTCATGAACATCAGCTTCTAGCGGTAAGGCTATTTTAAGGTTTTGTATTTCGTAAATATTACCGATTTGTCCAGTCTTAGATATAATAACCATATTATGGTCTTCATTATATCCATATTCCCATTTTTTATACCTATTCATTCGTTTAAGAACTTTAGGTTTTACATGGTCTTTTATTATTTTATATAAAGTTTGCTCGTACATTACTTAGATCTTCCTTCAGCAAAACCACGAAATGTAGTTTCTTTTTTTGTTTCTTTAGGCTTTTCTTCTAGCATATTTTTTTCTTCTTCAATACGATTAAGTATTTCAAAGCAATCAAATATAGCTAGCTTTTTAGTAGCCGCGGCATTTTTAAGTCTATCAGCTGATATGTCATCACTCGAATCTATAATAGGTTCTTTTGCAACCTTAATTAATTCTTCAACTGCTACTTGCCCAGCTTGGATTATATTCAGTTTCGTTTCCTTCGTATTCATACTTTATAACAATATCATTTGATTTCATACAATATAATCTTTGATTATCAATAATAAATTCCCATTCACCGTAAGGCGTATAACCTACAAGGTCTCCAGGATTAATTCCTAGCGCTTCTAATGAGCTATTACCTATTTTAAGTATACCAATAAGCTTTTGCTCTTTATCTAGCGTTAAATTATTATTATCTTTTATAGGCATTACAAAACACCTATCACCAAAAGATTTCCATTTTTGATCTTTTTTATATAAATATAATTGGTCAATTTGACAAAAATATAAATTATCTTTAAAAAAAGATCTACTTTTTTTGAGTTTACCTCTTATGTCGTAAAAAGTTCTAAACACATTATGATGTATAACAACTATATCACCTTTTTCAATTTCTGTATTAAATGCTAAAGGTGGTTTTACAACTCTTGCTAGTTTACTAACAGACTTAAAAGAATTAAGATCTGTATTTAAAACTAAAGACTTTCCGTCTATTTTTATTTCGTTATTATACTCCTTGTCTAAAGGTTGTACAATAAAATCATATAGACTTTTCATTAATATTCTAAATCATACTCAACTGATATTGCCATGTTAGAATTAAATTTTTTCCATGGCAATACTTCGTTGTTCTTTTTTATAAATATATTATAAGAGTTATCAGCTTGCTCGTGTAAAATATGTGATATTTCATGACCACCATACACTTGTTGCTTTAGCGAATAATGCATAGCGTCAGATTTATAGTCAGCACCAATACTGATTTTTCTTATTATAGAATCCATTACTAATCCTTTTTTTCTTCTACTAATGTATAAGAACCGTCTTTTAAATCTATATTTATAGCTCCGTATTCTTTTTGAAGTTCTTGTTTAAAATCTTCTAGCTCATTATTTTTTTCATGAACTTTTGCTAATACCACTGATTTTTCAGCTTCAAAAGCACCTATTCTACACAATAGTTGATTAAGGTCGTTTTGTCCTTTTACAATTTTTTGTAATTGTTCTTCTTTAATTTTGTTTTCTTTACTCATTTGATTTAATTTAATTGTTATTATTTACTTAATACTATAGTTACTCGTTTTTTTTGATATTTAAGCGTTTTCTAAAGCTGTTACTTTTGCTGACAAATCTTGTATTGCTTTTACTAATACAGGAATTAATCTTCCGTAAGTTGCTTCAAGTTTTTCAGGATTAGAATTATATACTAATTGTGTAAACTCATTGTCTACTGATTGTAATTCTTGTGCAATAAATCCAATATCTTTTTTACCCTTGTTAGATGAATAAAATTCTACTTGTGTTTCATTTCCTTCTTCGTCAGTTTCAACTCTAGTTTCAGCTCTATGATCCCAAACAAACTTTTTAGGTTGCAAAGAATTAACAAAGTCTAGTCCATAAGGTAAATCTTCAATACTTGTTTTATCTCTTTCGTCTGATAAAGCTGTTATACTTGTTACTTGGCACCTTAAAGTTGCAATACTTGAATTTCCTAAAGTTATTTCATTATCAACATCGACTGCTGATGCCACAGAATTATAACCTATAATTATATTATTCTGACCTGTGGTTAAAGAACCTCCAGCAAGACCACCTAATATTGTGTTTTGAACACCTGTTGTTATACCATTTCCTGCATTATAACCTATAGCAGTGTTATAAACACTACCCGCAGTACTTGCTATTAATAAAGCCGCCCTACCAATAGCTACATTTCTACTACCTTCAACGTTTCCACTTAAAGTAGCGTAACCCATAGCAACGTTGTCTTGGCCTGTTGTAATAGCATCACCTGATAAAGCACCAATTAATGTGTTTTGAATACCTGTTGTTATTGCAAATCCAGTATTATAACCTACAGCAGTATTATAAGCGTTAGCATCTGCATTTTGATTGTATAAAGAATAACTACCTATAGCCACGTTAAAACTATGAGCGTCTTCTGAGCTTAAAGCTCCATAACCTAAAGCTACATTATTACCACCTGTTGTAATAGCATCACCTGATAAAGCACCAATTAATGTATTTTGTATACCTGTTGTCACCGCTGCACCAGCTGAAGTACCAATAAGCACGTTGTCTTGACTATCGTTTAATGTTATTCTACCAACCACATCTAGTTTTGAAGCAGGACTAGTCGTCCCGATCCCGACGTTGCCCAACTGATTAATACGCATTCTCTCCGTGCCTATTAAAGTTGTATTATTTGCTGCTGTGTATAAGATAATATTATTCACCGCGTTTGCTGCACTTATACCACCACCTATAGACAAAGTACCACCTGTAGCGCTTGAACTAGAAGTCAGTAGCATTCCTGTTATATTCTCTTCGCTATTTGTATAGTGTCTTCCCATAAAACTACCATATTTAGTGGTTGCGTCTGCTGTTGTGTTAGAAACTCTAAACAACGTTCCTAATCCTGAGCCTAAAACGTCTAATTTAGCACCAGGACTATCAGTTCCGATCCCGACGTTGCCACCGTTAAAATAAGCATCACCATAAGTTCTAACGAGCGTTGTAACTACACCTCCATCAGTTCCTTTTAAAATTCCTCCAGATGAGTTTGATTCAATACGTATGTAGTGATTAGCGTCAAATGAAGAACTTATTGATCTTGTCCCCGTTGCTTGAATATTACCAGCTACATCTAATTTTTGAGAAGGACTAGTCGTACCGATCCCGACGTCGCCAGAGGAATCAATACGAATTCTTTCTGTAGCAGCAGTAAATAAAGCCATATAATCAGAAGCATTTGAATAAGTAATTCGTCCTTCATTATCATCATCAGTATCTCCAAAGAAAATAGCAGGTGAACCTCCTGTTGTATTACTAACTAAAGATAAATAAGGAGAAGTACCACCAGAGAGAGTTAAAAGCCTACCAGGACTAGTCGTCCCGATCCCGACGTTTCCAGAGGAATCAATACGCATTTTTTCGGTATTGCTTGTTATAAATGAAATATCAGTATCATCATAACTTGCACCCCTTGTAGCTCTAATTTTTGTTTCTGGACTTGCTGAATCACTTGTTGAAATAGAAAACATTAAATCAGCAAAAGCATTACTTGTGCTACTATTTCTTTGTATAGTTATACCGCCACCGTCACTTGATGTTTTTACTTGAAGATTATTTGCAGGACTATCAGTTCCGATCCCAACGTTGCCTGGATTTGTAAAGTAAGCGTCTGTAGTGCTTCCATCTAATTTAAAATAAGTAGCAACTCCACCAGAACCATCGTCTGATCTAAATAAAATATCTTTATCATCTGCAGTATTTTGTATATATAAATCTCCTGTTCCACTACTTATAATACTATTATTTGTATCATGATACAATCTAAAATCTAAACCATC